TGCCTTTATGGGTAATACATCTCGCTTGGCTTTTGTCAGCTCTGCAACTCCAGCCTCAGATGGCAAGATCTACATCCAATCAGCTACCCGTGTAGTAGCAGAGGGAACTCTGCGTACTGGTTATGTGCGCTATAACACATTAGAGAATAAAGTATTTAAGTTAATCCAAGCCCGTGTAGATAATACAAATGGTGGCTTTGGTATTGACTCTATTGATGCACAAGATAACTACTATCGTATTGGAACCTTTACGCAAGGTGAGAACACACCTGAGGTTAACGTTAACTACCCAACCACTGCTGAAGAGTACTTAGGATTTGAATTTACTTTGACTCGTTCAACATCAGATACCTCAAAGGGTCCTTTGTTTACTGGTTATCAGATCAAATCACTACCTGCAGTTCCTCGTCAACGATTGATCCAGTATCCATTATTCTGCTACGACCACGAGAGCGATAAGTTTGGTGTTGAGTCTGGCTATGAAGGATTAGCTTATGATCGTATGTCCTCATTAGAAGCAGTAGAAAATCTAGGAGATACCATTAGAGTAGAAGATTTCAGAACTGGTGAATCATTCATTGGTTTGATTGAAGAGATGGACTTTATTAACAAGACACCATCAGGCCCACGTTTCTCAGGATACGGCGGCAACTTAATAGTAACTATCAGGACCGTATAATGTCACCGAATGAATGGGCTGGATTAACTGTATCTGTAATAAGCATAGTTGGTGCATTAGCAGTTGGAGTAAGACACCTTGTTAAGCACTTCTTATCAGAACTTAAACCGAATGGAGGCTCAAGCCTCCGAGACTCCGTTGATAGATTGGAGCGCCAGGTTGAAGAAATTTATCGCATCCTTCTTAATCGCAACTAGCCTTGCCCTATTAACAGGATGTGGCTATCAGGGTTGGATGAGATACCCCTGTCAAGAGTTTGAGAATTGGGAAAAGCCTGAGTGTAATCCACCTCAGTGTTTAGCAGTAGGACAATGTACAAAAGACTTGTTGCCGGAAGGATATAATGACACGTCAACGATTAAGCGCTGAAGAGTTACACGCTAGGTTAATAGTATCTATTGGAATCATTCTAGCAATTGTATTTGCTGGATCAGTATTCGCTTTACTGTATGCGTTCTTGTTTATCACTCAACCTTTAGGTGAGCAAGCACCAAATGATAAAGCTGCTATTGATCTAGTATCAACCCTGTGTGTGTTCCTTACTGGAACCCTTGCAGGAATCGTATCTGCCAATGGACTAAAGAGTAAGAAGAAGGATGAGGATGTCAAATGAAACCTCTTGCAAAGACAGCAACACCTGCTGCGGTGGCTGTACTACGTCAAGCAACAGCACTGAAACCGTTACGCAACAAGATGTCGGATGGACTATTGCCATCGGCAGCCCATTTAAAACAAAGTGCTAACTCAGATCACAACACTGGGTTCGCTGTTGATTTAACTCACGACCCTAAGAATGGTGTTGACTGCACTATAATCTTTGAGAAGTTAAAAGAAGATGCACGAGTTAAGTACTTGATTTTCCAGGGACAGATTTGGTCTAAGGAAAAATCAAAAGAAGGCAACCGTAAATATACTGGTAGTAACCAGCATAACAAGCACCTTCATATATCTATCAACGATGGTTCTGGAAATGACACTTCTCCTTGGTTCTGGTGGATGAATCAACCTAATCCAGTAATGGCATTAGTTGCATCTATTGCACCAACACCAGCTAAGAAGGCTTATCCAGTAGCACCAACTGCAGTTTGCACCTGTTGCAAGTTGCATAGCAAGACAAAGTAAAGGAGCAATAAATGAACCCACAGTTCAAGCAAGTAGTTTTATCTTGGTTCCGAGCATCAGCAGCAGCAGCAGTTGCACTGTATGTGAGTGGTATTCAAGACCCTAAGCAATTAGGAGCAGCAGCATTAGCAGGCCTAGCAGGACCAGTATTGAAGTGGTTAGATCCATCAGCCGGAGAATTTGGCAGAGGATCAGAGTAATCTAGTTTACTGCGAGGCTACACAAAGGCTCATCCCGAAAGGGATGGGCCTTATTTTTTATGCCTAAAAATCCCTACTAGGATCATCTATTGGACAAGGAACTGTGATTAGATTTCCACAGTTAGCACAGGTTCCATCTAACATATACCAGCTAATCTCATATTGTGAGAAGGTAGCCATAATATTAAAGACCGTACAACCACAAGGGCAGGTATGTAATGGACCAAGGTTTCTAAGATCAGAGCCGAACTTTAATGGAATGTCAGCTTTAATTTTTGGCAGGATTGGTAGACGGAGAATCCGTCTGATACCATCACGCACCTTAGAGGTGCGTTGGTTCTGCTTTACCTCGCTCACGCTCGGTATTGTAACGACACTCTGGGCCTAGTACAAAGGATCAAGGACTTCACGGCGTGTCGTGATATACTTCTGCTAAGAGATTAAGGAGGGGTAATGACAACGCTTGTCGGAATACAAACCGATGACACGGTAGTGATGGCTGCGGACTCGCAGATCACTGAAGATAACTTACGCACTATCTCAACAGCTACACCAAAGATAGTTGAAGTAGGTAGATATCTAATAGGAATTACTGGTGATACTAGGCCAGGAGATATTCTTTCTTACAACTGGAAACCACCTACGTTTAAATCAACAGATGATCCAGTACAACATATGGGTAGGAAAGTTATTCCATCCATCATTAAAGCATTTACTGATGGTGGTTATGACTGGGCTAATGTTGATAAGAAGGATGGTGGCTTTGACTACCTAATATCTTTTAATGGAAACTTATTCCACATAGCTTGTGATATGTCATTCATTCAGAATGATTCAGATCTGTACGCTATAGGTTCCGGTGGTCAGTTTGCTACTGGTTATCTATACGCTTGTAAGCAGAAAGTATCTGGTCCTTGGGGACTAGAACTAGCAGAGGATTTTGCTGAGGAAGCAATCCTTTGTGCGACACGCTTTGATGTAAACACTGGCCTCCCAGTGCAGATTGTAACTCAGGATAGAATTTAATTATGGAGAAGACATTACAGTTCGCACTTAATGAAGCATTAGAGAATGGTAGACAATCAGCTATGCCAGAGTTTCTAGAGATGGAACTTCGTGAGAAGATTGCACAAGATCTAGAAGCATTTTGTAGTGTAGGTCGTTGTGTAAATTATGAAGGCACTTGGATATGTTCACATTATGTTGATGCAATGATCGTTAGAGGGAAGGTAAAGGTTAAGAGATGAGTGATCCAAAGGAATTATTGCTAGAGGTACTACGAGCTAAGGATGCTAGTAGATCTCGCTCAACACAGAAGCAGATTGGTCCATCAGAGTTGGGTGGATGTCGGCGTAAGGTTTGGTATCGTCTTAACGATCAACCTGAAACCAATGACAATGAGATGAAACTCGCTGCCATTATGGGTACTGCTATCCACGCTGCTATTGAAGATGCTATTGGTGTTGCTGATCCTAAGGGTGAAAAGTACTGGGTTGAAACATCTGTTGAGTACAATGGAATGAAAGCACACATAGATTTATATATACCAGAAACCGGAGATGTGATAGATTGGAAAACCGTCAAGGTCAAAAATCTATCCTACTTCCCATCGCAACAACAGCGCTGGCAGGTACAGGTGTATGGCTACTTGCTTGATAAGTCGGGGAAGGGGAAGCCTCGTACTGTTAATCTTGTAGCCATCGCCCGTGATGGTGATGAGCGTGATGTTAAGGTCCACTCTGAACCATATGATCCAGCTATTGCAGAGGAAGCATTGAACTGGTTGGCTGCTATCAAGGAGTCAACAGATGCACCAGAGCCAGAGCGTGATCAAAGTTTCTGTAAGAGTTACTGCAAATACTATGATGAGTCTGGTGAGATGGGATGCGTTGGTCTAAAAAAAGAACGTATCGCAATTGACGAACAGGTCATTGCGGATGCAGATGTTGATAAGAACGCACTGCTTTATTTACAATTAGATAATAAGATCAAAGAGCTAGAGAAAGAGAAAGACTCTTTACGTACTAGCTTTGAAGGTTTACTTGGAACTACTGCTAGTGGTATCCAGGTAAGTTGGACAACAGTTTCCGGTAGGAGTACTGTTGACACAAACGAGGTAGAGAAGTTGCTTGGCTTTATACCAAAGAAGGAAGCACCCGATTCACTTCGTTTATTAATCAAACAAACTGGAGGAAAATAAATGGCTGCATCCGAGTCAACTAAGTTCCAGATTAACTATAAGTTATCTGATGGAACTCTTGTAAATATCTATGCAAAAGATCAAGGCGATCTTGAAGCATCATTAACTACCATTGCTGATCTAGCAACACTAGTATCATCAACTGGTTCATCATTGGGAGCATCAGCTTCATCAGGATCTGTTGCCTATGCTAAGGCTGCACTAGGTGCAACACCAGCAGCAGCACCAACTGGAGATACACCTGATTGTAAACACGGCTCTATGTCATTCCGTTCTGGCGTAGGTCAAAAGGGTCCTTGGAAGGGTTGGATGTGTGCTGCACCTAAAGGTGCGGTAGACAAGTGCGACACCGTCTGGGTTAAGTAACCCTATGCGGGTTCCCTATAAATATGAGAACCCATTATGTAGAGAAACTGCACCTGAGTTATTCTATCCGGACAAAGGTGAAGATAAAACTCACATAAGATTAGTTAGATCTATTTGTGGTAAGTGTCCCCATCAAGCAGAGTGTGCTGAGTGGGGAGTTACCAATGAGGCACACGGCATATGGGGTGGACTTGCCCCTAATGAACGTAGAAGAATCCGTATGAGAAGAAGAATCACATTGAAGGAAGAGGAAGTTGCTTAATTTATCTAGAGCGTGGAGTGGTACTACCACTAAAGCAACGCCATTACCTGATGTCTGGAAGCCACTTGCTGATAAGCATATTAGGTTTCGTAGAGGTCAAGTATGTATGGTAGCTGCTGCGCCTAATGCTGGTAAGAGTATGTTCGCTCTTATCTATGCAATCAAAGCAAACGTTCCAACTTTATTCTTCTCTGCTGATACTGACACCGCAACTGTTATGATGAGAGCAGCCGCTCACCTATCTAATACCAATCAAACTTTGGTGGAAACTAATCTAAATAATAACCGTAATTATTATGATCGCTTCCTAGGAGAAATGAGCAATATCCAATGGGTCTTTGATTCATCACCATCATTAGATGATATTGAGTTAGAGATTAAAGCCTATGTGGAATTGTTTGGTATACCACCAGAGTTGATTGTCATTGATAACCTAATGAACGTTGCTGCTGAAACTGATAATGAATGGGCTGGACTTAGAGCTATTATGGTGGAGTTCCACGATATGGCTCGTAAGACTGAGGCTTGTGTGTTAGTACTGCACCACGTCAGTGAACAGAGTGAGTATGGCAAGACTGATTTACCACCTGCTCGTAGATCCATTCACGGCAAGGTAAGTCAACTGCCTTCTTTAATACTCACACTTGGTTATGATCACGTTAATAGTCAACTGCGTATTGCACCTGTTAAGAATCGCTTTGGTCCACACACAGCCGATGCCTCTGATTGGGCTACGCTATTTGTGAACTATGGAGTCTGCCAGATGGTAGATCCAAGTGATCCTTTGGGTCGTATGTATAGGAGAGATGCGGTACTAGGTAATGTCGGCTAAATATAATAAACAAAAGGGTGCTGCCTTTGAGATAGATGCTATGAAATGGTTTCGTAAGATGGGCGCAGTAGCTGAACGCTTACGATTGTCCGGCAAAGAAGATGAGGGTGATCTAGTAGTAATGATAGGTGGAGATACCTACATCTTTGAACTAAAGAATACTAAAACATTAGATCTAAAGAAGTTCTGGAGTGAGGCACAGATTGAAGCAGAGAATTATGCCAAGCATCGTGGTATTAATAAGCCTCTATCTTTTGTTTTATTTAAGCGCAGGAACGCACCAATAGAACAGGCTTGGGTAATCCAAGACTTACAACAATGGTTAGGAGAGAAGAATGACACCAACACCTGAGGGAATATTAACTACATCAGAGGTATGGGTAGTAAAGCCCGATGAAGATACAGTAATTCCAGCAATAGAAGAGCAAGAAGATGATCTGCCTAAGTTGTAAATCAGCAGGGCAAGAGAATCTTAAAGAGAGTTATACCAGAGCTAAGGCTCTACATAAGAAGTGTAAAGGAGATTGCTCTTGTCAGCACAAGACTGGGATCGGATGGACAAAAAGAGAAGGTTCAAAGGTTCCGTTGATGCAAATACAATCCCCATAGGAGAGATCATTTCCCACTATGGCGGGGAAGTAAGAGAAGGCAAGGCAGTATCAGTTAAGTGTTGTTTGCATAACGATAGTCGTAGGTCAGCAGTATTAAATACCTACGACAATCTTATGTATTGTCATACCTGCGGTAAGGGTGGCAACGCAGTAAACATTATTAGTATCAAAGAGAATTTGGAGTTTAAAGATGCTCTCGCCCGTGCAATTGAAATCATCGCTGGAAGCGGCGGTTCAGTACAACAAGGATCTAAGCGAAGAAGCGGTAGAGTTTCTCGCAGGTCGTGGGATCTCTAAAGAGGTAGCCGATAAACATATGCTCGGCACTATTGGTGATTACCTACCAGAGCATAGTAATCATAAGGGTTGGATATCAATACCTTATATTACTGTCCTTGGACATTGTGTTGGCTTTAAGTTTCGCAGGTTAGATGATGGCAAACCTAAGTATGGCGCACCTACTGGACAGAAGAGTCATCTCTATAATGTTGGTGATCTAATACTTTCATCAGAGTATATAGCTATCTGTGAAGGTGAGTTAGATACAATCATTGCATCATCAGTGCTAGGTCTACCTGCTGTTGGTGTTCCTGGAGTAGCAGCTTGGAAGCCACACTTTACTAAGATGTTTGCTGGCTATGGACAGGTATATATCATCGGTGATAATGATGTTAAGGATGATGGATCTAATCCAGGGGCAGAGTTTTCTAGAAGAGTGGCATCTGAAATCATTAACTCTACTATCGTGTTGCTACCACCAGGTATGGATCTAAATGATCTATACTTAGCGAAGGGAATTGAAGAAACTAGACGAGCAATTGGAGTGCCAAATGTATGAGGAACTCGGAGCTAATGGAACTCGCCGTTTGGTTGAGGGAGTTGGGGTTGGAAGTGGTTTTGATAGATTACGAAACTGGGATAGTCCAAGTAAGACCCAAGCCAATAAGGAAGTAGATAATAAGTTTGCTGCTGATATGTGGGATGTACTAGATAGCGCAGGTAATTTACTTCTATCTAAGCACCACGACTACGGCCCAAAGAATATAGCTGGCTCACCTGGCGGTCCAATCAACGGACTAAGAGTGCGTATGTGGGACAAGATTGCCCGTATAAATAACTTAGTTGATAACAATAAGAATCCAAACAACGAATCGCTGAGAGATTCTTTCCTAGATCTATTAAACTACAGCGCTATTGCGCTGATGGTATTGGATAACAACTGGCCTGAAACGCCAACCTTGGATTGTGAATGATAACAGAACCCATACGCCAGGTATGGCAGGATGGTAAGCGAGAGCAATTAGTTGCTGACTACCTTGCTGCTGCGAATAGTTGGGAGTTCTATAAAACACCTCGCTATTACTTTGTAGATTACTTAGTTAATAAATTAAAACCTAATGGCTATGCTAACTACATCGGTGGTGTTGAGGTTAAGTGGATGAAATCTCACGCTGCATCTCAGGTTAAGTTTCCTTATCAGAAGCTACAAAGAATGTGGCTTACTGAACCATTAGATGATAACCCTGATGCTTACAATAGAGTTGTTATTAGATACACAGATGCACTGCTAGTTATTCCTGCCCGTCTACTGCGTAGCATACCTCCAACCTACGGATTAACACGGGCAGATACCCAAGAGCACGACTTTAATGTTCACTTCATAGCGACTGAAGATTTCGCTGACTATTTGGAACCGATTGTGATAAACGAATGACACCTGAATTACATCCGACCTTCTATGAACTAGTACCTAGTGTATCTATTACTATTGTCCGTAAGTTCAAGGGCTGGATAGATTATCAAGATGTTAAACAGGAGTGCTATCTCTGGGCTATTGGTCGTGGACAACAGTTCACTGATCTATTAAACGAAGAGAACCCTAACAAGCGTGAGCAGAATGAGAAGCGTATTGCTTGGCAGATGCGCCGTGTGGCAGAGCGCTATGCTCGTAAGGAGAAAGCATCAAAGGCTGGCTATCACACTAGCGATGAAGCCTTCTACGATACAACAACTATTGCTCAACTAATCCCTTTTGTTATTGCATCCGTTGTTGATGGCACAGTATTAGAGCAAGCACAGGAGATGATCAACGATGGCCAACCCCGTAAGCAATCAACACCTGCTGAGGGTGGCAACCTTCTTGCTATCTTAATAGATATTAAAAAGTCTTTTCTTAAACTAGAGCAAGAGGATAAGACTATCCTCCAGATGAGATACCACGAGAACCTTACCCTTCAACAAGTGGCACAGTATTTAGAGTGTGCTACATCTACTGCTGATCGCAGATGCACATCAGCTCTGCGTAGATTACAGAATAATCTGGGCGGGGAAACGCCTTGGAATTAAAAGAGCCAGAGTTATTTGATTACCTTAAAGAGTTTCATTACGAGGACCTAGAGAAGTCCGAAGAGTTTGATAACTGGGATTGTATATCTATTATCCATAAAGTTTTCATTGAACTCAAGTCCCGTAAGACTCACTACCCTGATCTACTTATTGAAGAGAGTAAGTATCAGGGTTTAATTATGGCGGCAGGTATTAGATCCCTTGTGCCTTGGTATATTAATTCAACACCTAAAGGTATCTGGGGTTTTAATTTAGTTGAATTACCTCAGCCCAAGTGGGAAGAGAAGTGGCTACCTATTACTACTGAGTTTGCTAACAAGACCAACAGGACTAAGTTGGTTGGCTTCTTAAAGATAGAAGATGGTGTTGTGTTTTGATATACGAATACAAATGTTCAGTATGTTCAGGTGTTATATCTATTGATAGATCAATTAATGATCCAGAAGAAACGCCAGTATGTTGCCAGCAAACTACCTCTCGCTTATGGTCAGCTCCAGTTATTACCTTCAAGGGTCCTGGCTTCTACAAGACCGACAATTAAAATAACCCCACCGGAAGGGTAGTGGGGCTATTCATATGCTGACCGGAAGAAAGAGTAAGACCGGTCTAACTCTCTTACTATATCATATTCTGTAAACATTCCAAACATTTAGCTTGGCCTTCTGCAACGAGGTCGTTGCCACACTCATCACATATCATCAGTAATAATTGTGTTTGAGGAAAAAGTTGTAAGCTCGGCACGGGCTGGAGTGTCTTTTAGAAATGTACTTAAGACCTCGTAAGATTTGGTATTCAGGTCTTCTATCTTTCTCTCCAAGGAGCTGAGCAATACCGTAAGCGCTAGATCTTGGTTTCCCATCTTTGCCCTTGGGGTAGGCATAGTTATCAAACCTGCTCTCACGGGTCCAAAGGGAGAGTAAACATTCCCACTCTCTTCCTTGCCACCCAAAACCAGCCGAAGCGTAGTCTTGTGCGAGCTTCTTATTGTGCTTCTTCTCATCTGTTGTTGCCTTCCTATTCTCTATTACCCCGTCAGGGATTCTCCCTACCGGTGGTGTAAATAAACTGTTATGGCCTACTGTTAGTAGACTTAGTGTTGCCGTCAAGATCAAGCCACTTCTTACCCATCTGCTCATCAGCTAACATCTCCTCTTCTAAGAGATCCTTATACTTGTTAGGGTATAAGTTGGCTAGCCTTGCTAGCGCTCTATCTCTTGCTCTGCGATAGTTTCGTTGGTAAACAGCCCGATTACTTGCCGTCTTTAATCTTTGTGTATT